AGTGTACAGGTAATAAATAAGGGCGCGATTGTTGTAACCGTCGGATAAATTATGGGACAAGCTGCACTTCAGTACGACGAATTTGACGATATTGAACCGATAGAGGTTCCTGCTGGCGGTATCGCTTCGTTTTTGACCGCGACTGAGGGCTCTTGGGCCACGGACGACGAAGATGACTTGCCTCAAACGGGCATTGCTCAAGTCAAGCGCGTAGCGGATCAACTAGCAACGTTTGGTCGTCACGAAGACGAATACATGATTCACGCTGCGGAAGGCGAAACCGTCATCCCAATGGAGGTTTTCCGCAAAAACCCGATTCTAAAAGACCGTATCTTCCAACAAATGCGCGACATGGGCATCGAGCCCGAGCGTTATGTGGTAGGTAACGAGCTTAACTCTCTGAACCCGGTCACCGGGCAACCCGAATTCTTCTTGAAGAAGCTGTTCAAGGGGCTCAAAAAGTTCGTAAAGAAAGCTGTCACGGTCGTATTACCGATTGTGGGTGCTGCTTTCCTCGGACCTTTGGGCGCGGCTGCCGGATCAGGCATCGCCACACTCATTAATGGCGGTAACTTGAAGGACGCGTTGAAGTCAGCAGCTTTGAGCGGACTAACAGCCGGTGTGATGAACGGTATTAGCGGCGGTATGTCCGCTGCTGGCGAGGGTGGTAGTTTCTTCCAAGGCTTCAAGGCAGGTGCGGTTGGAGAAGGTGCGTTCACAAGAACGATTGGTGAGGCTGCCGCTGCAGGGGGAGCACAGGCTGCTGAAGCTGCAAAAGCTGCATCGACTCTAGAAAGTGCTGCAGCATCTCCAACTGCCGCTTCGCAAGCGGCGTCAACACAGCAAGCTCAGTTTACTTACATGCCTGACGGGACGGCAGTGCCCGTAGAGGCTGCCGTAGCGCCTCCTCCGGTTATCGCATCAACACCTTTAGATCCTGCAACCGAAGCTGCTTTCGCTAGAATAGCTCCTCCGGGCACTACAACTGCAGAAATACAAGCTTTGGCTACCGGAGCACCCACCGCAAGCACTGCAGGCACTACAACGACTGCAGGTGCCGGTACGGGTTATTACGATGCGGGCAAGGCTACTTTTGACCCGGCGGCTGGCACTACAACGACTGCGGGTGCCGGTGCCGGTGCAGCGGCGGGGGCAGGCATGGGACCACCGCCTCCAACCACAGTTCAACCGCTTGGCGCGATGGACAGCGTCAAACAGATATTTGGTATTGGTCCGGGTCCTGCAGAACCTATTGAAGGTTTGAAAAATCTTTTCTTACCCGGTATGGATGCGGGCACGCAAGCAACGGATATTGCTCAACGGTTGGCCGATCAAAACGCTTTACCCGCTGGGTACACCGTCGAAACCTATGCTGCCAAATTAGCAAAAGACTCACTGTCTGGTATTGGCGGGTTTGCTCGTAAGTACGGCCCCGCGATTGGTGGCGTAATGGCAATAGATGCTTTGACTCGGGAAGAACCTACTGATTTCAACGTCGACGAGCGCGTTACCGGCTTCGATTATTTAGACGGGCCAGAAGGCTTTAAGTATCGCCTCGGGCCAAACACCATGCGGTTACCCGCGAGTTACACAATTCAAGACGTTTCTGACCAATACAAACCTTTGCAAACTCCGGTTTATAAGCCTGTAGCCTACTCAGCAGATGGTGGCGAAATAGAAAACTTCCCTCGCATGAACGGGCGCATCGAAGGTCCCGGCACAGAAACCAGCGACGATATTCCGGCTATGCTGAGTGACGGTGAGTTTGTATTTACGGCAAAAGCCGTGCGTGGCGCCGGTAACGGCAGTCGCCAAAACGGAATGAAGAACATGTACGACCTAATGAGTAAGTTTGAGAGAATGGCGTAATGGCAGAGAATACAACCACAACGCAGATTGTCCGCGAAGCGCCAGAGATTGAGGCGTATAAAGCGGGGCTTTACCAAGACTCGTTAGACTATATCAAGCGCCTGCAAGGCATTGATCCAATAACAAACCAGCCTATTACTGACGCTGAAGGCAATGTTGTTGGCCCAACGGCGCTGCCAACTCAAGCCGTAGCGGGCATGACCGCCGATCAAATTGCTGCAGGCGACTTAATCCGCACCGGTATTGGCGGTTACGAGCCTTATTTGACGGGCGCGTTGGAGTCAACTCAGGCAGGTCAAGACGTCATTACAGCCGGTGCGTTGCCCGGTATCGAGGCGGCACTTTTAGCTCAACAAACAGGTTTGGGCACGTTAGGTGAAGCGCAAAGGCTTGCAGCCGATACACGCGCGGAGCCTTATAGCTTCCGCGATCAAGCAATACAGGGTCTTTCAAGGGCGGCTAGTGACATTACAGGAGCCGCTGCGGGCATACCTTTACAAGTACAGGCTGCACAGCGTGGTCTTTCTGCTGCTGACGTATCTGCTCAACGTGCCGCTACCGACACTGCAACACGTTTAGGACTTGGTGCTGAACAAGGGCGGCAACTGGCTGCCGACGTAGGAATTGGTGCTCTTGGCACAGCGCAGGCGCTGGGCGGACAGCTTGGTGCAGCAACGCGGGGCGGTTTACAAACAGCCGGACAAACTCAACAACAGCTATTACGCCAAGCAGGCAGATCCGCAGGCACCACTGCGGGTGCTATGAGTCGTTTGGGGTCAGCCGGGCGACAAGCAGAAAGAGAATCTACTGTCGGACAGGCCGGTATCCTCGGATCACGCGGCGACATAGGCACCATAAGAACAGGACTTACAGACGCTGGGCAACAGTTTGATCCTAGCGGTATAGCGTCTTTTATGGACCCCTACACGCAGCAAGTAGTTGAGGCCGCTCGACAAGAATCTTTACGTACCGGTGAACTACAAAAACAACAAGCTCGGGCACAACAAGTGGCGGCGGGCGCATTTGGCGGCTCCAGAGGCGCGGTACAAGCTGCAGAAATAGACCGCGCTGTTAACGACCAGATTGCCAGACAAACTGCAGGACTGTTGAGCCAAGGCTACGGACAAGCACTGCAAGCGTCACAACAAGCCTTCGAAGCAGGCAAAGGACGTGAATTACAAGCGGCAGGTCTTGGTGGTCAGTTAGCGCAGTCCGAAGCAGGGCTCTCGGCACAGGCTGCTCAAATGGGTATCACCACACAGCAACTAAAGGCACAACTTGCACAGCAAGCCGCTGGTTTGGGTCAATCGCAAGCACAACTAGGTATGGCTGCTGCACAACAAGGCGGTCAGTTGGGCATGGCTGCCCAACAACAGGCGGCTGCAAACGCACAAGCACAGGCACAAGCCGCACAAGCTGCTCAACAGCTACGCGGTTCAGTTGGCTTGCAGGCGGGTCAGATGGGACAACAAGCTGCGCTACAGGGCGGTCAGCTTGGTATGTCTGCAGCAGAAATGGCACAGCGCGGTGCTTTACAAGGCGGTCAGCTTGGCATGCAAGGTCAGCAGGCACTGGCGCAAATGGCAGGACAAAGAGCCGATCTGGCTCGCGCAGGCGGTCAGCTAGGACTACAGTTTGGTCAATTAGGCCAAGCCGACGTATCACAACTCGCGGCTCTTGCAGGTCAGCAACAACAGGCTGCTCAAGGCATTGGCGCATTGGCGGGTCAGGCAGGTCAGTTAGGCGGACGTCTGGCCTCTATGGGTCAAATACAAGCAAGCTTGGGTCAGCAGGCGCAGCAACAACGCGCAGCCGACGTGTCTCAGTTGATGGGCTTCGGCGGCACGCAGCAACAACAGGCCCAAAACGTGTTGAACGCACAGTACGCAGCGGAGCGTCAAGCGTACGATCAGCCACTACAGCAGCTAGGTTTCTTAGGCGACATGACTAAAGCGTTGCCATCATCACAAAGTGCTGTATTCCAACAATCTGCGCCTAGTCCGGGCTTTGCTCAAACGGTAGCTGGGTTGGGTGTGGGTGCCGCTGGTTTATCGAGGGCGTTTTAATGAGCGTAATGAATAGACCTTTGTTTCGTGCGAACGGCGGTTCAGTAAACGGCGATCGTAGACGTGATATTGTTGACGAAATCAACGAGTTAGATCGTTTAGTGGCCGACGAGATAATTTCTCAAGCTCGTGCAGACCATGACCGACAGTTATTGCGCGATGAAATGATGCAAATTCCGCTTAGTGAAAGTGAACAAAAAACTATCAAAGACATGGCGGGTTCATATTTTCGAGATGTTGGAGGAAAAGGACGCGAATCTATGAAGGATCGTGGTCGTGGACCTCGCATACGCATAGAGGAACTCGCAGATGGCGGTCCCGCGAACGGTTTTCCTGATCTCAGCGGTGACGGCAGGATCACACAAAAAGACATTCTGATGGGCCGTGGCGTGATTGCCAAGCAAGAAGGCGGCCCGATCATGTCGCAAGAGGCTGCTGGACAGGTGCAGATGGCATCTGAGGCCGAGGGTCAGCAAGTAGGTCTGGATTACGTTGCAAAGACTTTGGGCGGTATCGATCAAGCAGAAGACGTAGAAAGCATGATCAACGCCATACGTGGCAATGACATGCCGATCGAAGCACGGCGCACGGAACTGGCTGGCTTTGTCGGTCAGGACGATGCTATGGCAACGCCTGAGTCTGTTCTGGCGATGGTGCAACCTACGATTATGTTGTCAGAAGAAGGCGCCATGAACAGTGGTATTGGTGACCTGATGCAGGGTATGACTTCCGACATCGATATGGCGACCGAAGCTGGAGCGCCCACGGACATGGGCCAAGGCGTTGGTCAGTTGATGATGGCCGGTGCGCCAATGGACGCGGCTCCGCAGCAATTTGCTAACGGTGGTGCGGTACAGCCTGTACACATGCAACAAGCAGGAGATCCTGCTTTAGTAAAAAAGATACAAGATCTTCAGTTGGCTGGGAGAACTTTGTTCCCATCCAAGTCCGCTGAAGATCTATACGCTGAGTATTTACCCACTTTTCAAAACCTAATTGGCAAAACGACGGAGGATCGTGATAAAGATCGAGCCCTAGCGTTGGCAAAAGCAGGCTTTCAGTTTGCCGCAGGCCGTGGACCAAAGGGTGAAAACATAGCTGGGCAACCGTTTCTTTCACAGTTAGGTTCAGTTGGCGGTCAATTTACTGAAGACATAGCTGACATTTCTACACAAGATCGCAAAACAGACACCGCTCTGCGCACCCTAGCGGCACAAGCCGCGTTCGATCAATCAGCAGCACAAAAGAAGGCACAATCAGAATTTGTTTCTGACGTGTTCCAAGAAACTTTAAAACCAAAAGAGCCTTTTGTAATTGGTCAAACCACCACGGAACTTGGGACAGTTTTGAACGTGTACAGTGAAGGCGACCGGGATGAAAAAGGCGATCTAGTGCCGATCAGTCTTGGGCAGGCGTTGCAGTCGGGCTTACCGATGACTCAAACGTCGGACACGCCGACAAAACCGCTGACCGTATCTCAAATACCGTCTGGTAAAGATCCGGATCAGAGTCGTCGTATTCTGCAACCGCGTTTGTTCGCTTATTCAGAGGGCCTAATGGAAGCAGGCGCCTTACGAAAGTTTGAAAACCAAATCGAAAACGCGTTCCCATTCGAATCTAAAGACGGTGACATAGTGTTTGATACGCCGTTGCAAACAAACGTCATCGAAGCGGTTGTGATTCGTAAGTTGAAAGGGCTACCTGTAAATCTGAGGCCAGAGTTAGAAGAAGAAGCTTTGAAGCAAGCAGTGGAGATTGGTGCCAAAAACCCCAGTTTCTTGGGTGGGGCGTTTGCAACTGAAGAAGTTCTTGACCCCGCATCGAGAGCGTCCCAATTGTTGCCGAAAGAACCAGATCTTGATGCCTTGGCCGCAGAGATACCCGGATTGATTGCCGATATAGACGTCTCAAAGACGGTGGGAACACAAAACGCAATCTTCGGTAAAGTAGGCGGTGTCGTTGACATGGCTATTGAAACCTTGACGGGAACTGATCCCGGTTTGTCCGCAGATTATCAGGCGGGTCTGACTGCGCTATCAACCCTTGCGAAAACCAACCTGATTTTGCTTTTGGAGACTCAACCCGGGAAAGAAAACGTAAATTTGCAGACACAAATGCAGTCTTTACTTAACGACATTGAAACAACCCCATTAGCACCCACCGGCACCCAAATTCGTAGATATGAAGCAAACCAAAGATTCAATGCGCAAGTGGTTGGTTTACTTGAACAACAGCTTGAAATCGGTGATTTAAGCGCAGTCGAGCAAAAACAAATACGAAACAGCCTCTTAAAACTAAAAGGTATTAGCAACGACTTAGGCAAGGTACTCACTAGACTCAACGTCGCTACCGGTCAGCCACAAACCAGTGGCAGGTTGCTGACAACGCCTGATGGTAGTATCGATTTGATGCAGTTTATGCCTCAAGAGGAGAAACCGCAGTGACGGCGCCTCTACAAGGTTACGATTTGGAGGCGGCTTACATTGAAGCCCGCAAGAACGGGGACAGCGAAAAAGCAGCCATCACAAGGCTTGCTAACGTGCTGAGTAACGAGGTCGGTTTTGACGTCGGCGCGGCTCGGGATCAAGGTGTTGGCGATGAAGAAGTTTTAGCTTTCCTTATCGGGCGCGATCCAGACGATCTACGACCAGATAGATTACGAACTTTTGGTCGAGCAGCAGCCTCTGAAGCAGTCGAAGCGGGCACAATCGGACTTGGTGGTGCCGCAACCTATAAAGCATTGAGTGCTGCAGGTAGAGCGTTGAGCACCGCAGGTAAAGCAGTTCCTATTGCAGGAGTGCCCGGCGCCATAGTGAAGGGTGGTCTCTCTATTTTAGGGGCAGGCTTGACCGCGATCTCTGGACTACCAGAAGAAGCTGAAGAGCTTTTAGTGGAACAACCGCTGGGTAAAAGACCTGTCCTACCTTCAGAATTACCCGCACAACGCGCCGGTGAAGTGATGGGCGCAACCTTGGGTTTATCTCCAGTAGTAAGAGGTGCATTGCGTCGTATTCCAGAGGACGTGAACCTCGGTTCAAAAAAACTTATGCAGAACCATTTCAAAGCCCGTAACGATTCTTTGAAAGGCGATGATTACGACGCCCAGAACATCAGTAGCCCAACGGTTGGTAAGTTATTAGAGGCCGCAGAAAAAACTGCAGCAGGGGTAGGGCGCAGAACCAGAGAGACAGGCGCTTTGGCGTTTACTGGCGCAGAGCTCGGTGCCGCCGTGCTGCCTGCCATGACAGAAGCTACGATAATTTCAATGTCTCCGGGCAGTGATACTTTGGCAACTTTAGGTGGCGTCGCAACGTCGGTGTTTGACCCGTTGAAAATAACGCGGGCTGCAGGCAGCGCGACGATGCGAGGCGTCGGTGCTGGTGTTCGGGACGTCCGGGATAAAGGTTTAGTGCAGTCTGCGAAAGGCGCTTTTGGTGCTGCTGAGGCAGTTCAAAACCGACGCGAGCGAGCGGCATTTGATTATTTTGTACGAGCTTTTGAGAAAGCGACACCTGTTGGGCCAGACGGCCAATCTTTAGATGTTACGCCACAAGAACAAATACAAAATTTCCTAGAAGACCTTCGAGCAAGTATGGCAGCGGACCCCGATCTGGCTGACGTCCTGACGCCCGGGCAACTTACGGAGCACCCAATTGTTCTTCTTAGTGAAAAAACTTTTGCTCAAGGACGCCCAGATTTAAATGAGCAGCAAAAACGAGCGGCTCGCGACGCGTCGAAACAGATTACAGAGTTGGTGTTGGCGTTACGAGCTCAAGGGACACGAGGTGCTTTACAGGCAGCTTCAGAACTAGAGCGCGGAATTTTTTCCGAGCAACTGCAAGGATTGCTTGATCGCTATGTCGTCAAAGCAGCCGGAGCCGGTGATCGCGTTTTGACCGCTCGAGGGGCCGATAACGTCACAGCGGCTTCAGAGGCATCTGAAATTGTTTCGGGCTCTGCAGAGCGCGCTTTACGTGAAGCGCGGGATTTTGAGGACCGTTTATACAAGAGAGTGGACGGGCGAATACCGATCAATCCGACGCCTATATTTAGAGCTCTGATGGAGTTGCAGAACCCTGCTGCGCCCGGTGGACAGGTGCTTGGCACGGGTGACGTTCTTCCTGAGCAGATGAAGCGTTATTTAAAGGACTTCGGTTTTGATGTTGACCAGCTTGAAAAGCCGCCTCCGTTTGGGTTCGAGCCGGAAAACGTAATTCAAAATATGGCGGAAGCCATGAAAGAAGAGGGTTTCCGACCCCAGACTTCTTTGAGTAATGTTTTGGCATTCCGTCGCTATTTACAACGAGCAGTTAGGCAGGCACAAACAGCCGCCGAGCCCATCAACAAAGCCATCTTTGGACCGTTAGACGCAGCGACACTAGACGCTCTAGGCGTTGGTAATGATCAAGTCTTTATCAACACTCAGAGCCAGAATTTGAGAACCGCTCTGGATTACTCTAGACAGTTAAACAACGTGTTCTTGCGCTCATTTGCAGGCGATCTTACTCGGAAAAGACGTGGTTTACGCGAGTCGATCATGCCGGAGGCGGCACTCGACAAATTGTTCACGGGCGGTGCGACCCGACAGCAGGTCAACATTGACGAAGTAAAAAAAGCTTTCGACTTCGTCGATGCGACAACTGGGCAACCTTTTCGTGGCACGGTGAACTCCGCTGTCGATTTTTACATCCGCAACAATTTTGGAGATTTACTCGCGGAACCAGCTAAACCTCTTGGGGCTCGGATTGCTCCCGAGACGGCTTTGTCTCCAGAAATTACCGCTGAGTCTTTGGCGGGGGATGGGACAAACGTTCGCATTGACCCCAATAAACTGCGAAGATTTTTACAAACAAACACCCCGATCCTCCGCGCGCTGGACGATGAATTTGGTTTGATTGGCGATTTACAGAACGTTGAAAGGGCACAAGTGGCGTTGGAAAGTGCTTTCAGCCAAGCAAGCCAACGCGCCGCCACTAACGCGCGCCAAAACCGCTTGAGCGAGTTTCTAAAGACCGAAAGCGCACAAGACGCATTGCAACAAATTCTATATTCGAAGACGCCCGGTAAAGATCTTGAGGGGATTATAAAACGTTTGCGTAAAGTGACCCGTGGCGGCGACATGCAAATGTCAGAAATCAACGACGGACTTTACTCATCGCTGATTGATGTCGCACTAAGCCGTAGCACTCGCGATGTCGACGGCACCAAGGTATTCAAATTCGGGGATGCTTTCGATTTTCTGTTCAACACGGGTGAAACTGGTCTGAAAGGGTTTGATCGAGGCGCGCCATCGATTATGCAGCTTATGCAAAAAAATGGCGTTGTCGCTCCTGATCAAGCACGTAAACTGAGAGAGTTTTTGTCACGCGGTCGAAATTTAGAGGACGTTGCTGATCGAGGCATCGAAGCTTTGATTGACGTGCCAGAAAACGACGCGATGAAAGATTTGGTCGCCAGAATTGCGGGTGCGCAAGGTGTTGGATTTGTCATGCAGCGTTTAGGGTTCACACCTACAATCCAGACTACGGGCGCTGGCGCAAAATTCATCAAGAACCAATTTGCAGATCTCCCGAATGCTGCTATCCGTGACCTTTTGATTGATGTGACTAGACCGGGGCAGGCCAGTGTATTGGCAGAGTTTTTGGATAAAGGGCTCAAGAACATGACCCCAAGAGGTCTAAGTCGCGTTTACGATTATGTTGGACGGGCCGTCATCGGATCGCCCAGCTACTTGCTTTCTGCGCCGACGCGAGCAGTAACCGAAGATCGTCCCGAGCCTGTTATCACTCCACTCCCTGCGCCAACGCCTGCACCACCACCGCAAGCGTCTATTCCACCACCGCAGCCCCCAGCTTTGCAGCAACCCGCCAACATTGCAGCGCCGTCACTTGACAGACAACGGTATGCCGCGTTATACCCTAATGACCCGGTTTCTGCATTAATCGATGTGCAGGGAATAGGGGCTTTGCCCCAAGCCCCTCGGGTCTAAATCAACCAGCTACGCGCTTCCTCGCCCAGCACTTGTTGGGCGAGGTTTATCTTGCCTTTCAACGCTTGGATTATCTTTTCGTCTACAGTCTTAGGACTGACCAGATCCACGTACAGCACGTGATGCTCCTGCCCGATCCGGTGTGCGCGGTCTTCTGACTGCAGCCGGATCTCAAGGTCGTACGAGTTGTTGTAGTACAGCACGTTAGTCGCAGCCGTCAGCGTCAGTCCATAGCCTCCGGTGCGTGGGTTAGCCACAAAGAAACGCGCTTCACTGTCCGGCTTTTGGAAGTTAGCCACGATGTCGGCCCGCTCTTCAGCAGGTGTGGCACCATAGAAAGTGACCACGGAACTTGGGCCATAGGTGTCTTTCAGCGTTTGCTCTATCGCTTGTATGTCGTAAACGTAAGATGCCCAGATAATTACCTTGCCCATCATCTCGCTGATCACTTCAAGCATTTCGTTCATGCGGTTGCTTGGCAGCGCCTGTATCTCACCGTCGTCGGTGCGTAGGTGGCCACAGCAGATCTCTTGCAGACGCATGATCTGTGTAAGCACGCTCTGGGTTGTGGATAACTCACCTTGTTCCAGCATCGCCAGTGCGTATTGACGCATTTGCTCGTACGCTTGCTTTTGTTCTTTTGTAAGCTCAACTGACCGCTGGGTGTAGATCTTGTCTGGCAGATCGAGGCAGTCCTCTTTCAGCACGCGGTGGCTGAAACGTTCGAGCCGTTCGTTGAGCTCTTCTAGATTCCGATACCCAACGATCTGTTGGAAGCTGCGGGCGCCAAACTTACGTTGCTGCAGTTGGGCATAGCGGCCTTGAAAGGCGTAATAGCTGTCGAAGCCAAGGGCTTTCGAGCCTAAGAAACCACACTGCGAGAACAGGTCCATAGGATTCTTTGTGATAGGTGACCCTGTGAGAATGCGGCGGTACTTGGCTTTCTTACCCAACGCGATGATGTTCTTGGTGCGTTGCGCCGCTCGGTTCTTGATGGACGTGCTTTCATCCACAACCACAAAGCTGTCGGGGTTGTAGTCCAAAAACTTACTGGCCACGTCTTTGCCTTTCTTTGTAGACAGGGCTTCAGTGTTCATCACAAAGATTCTAAGAATGCCCGAGGCTTTGCGCACAGCCACGTCACGTAGCTCTGCTTTGAACTTCTGCGTCATGTTTGGCTGCCAGAGCACAACCTTACGTTCTATGCGGTCTGGCAGGTGTTGCGGGATTTCTTTGTTTACCCAGTTTGCGTACACGCCCTTCGGCGCAATAACCAGTGCGGCTTCTACTTGTCCGGCTTCGTACAACGCGGCTAAGGTGTCGATCGCCACCTTTGTTTTACCTGTGCCCATCTCCATGAATAAGGCGTAGGCGTTGCGCTCCCACGATTTGTCAAAGGCAACTTTTTGGTGTTCGTAAGGCTCAGTTTTAAATTCGTACATTTGATTTCTTTTTCGTTGACATAAAGGACAATATAAGATTAACCTGCGTTTGGGAAGTGTCGAAAGGCGCTTAATTCATTAAACACGACCGAGGACAACGAAATGGGTCTACTTGACGAGATGGAGGGTGACAGCAATAGCTCACTTGAAGTTCCAAACGATTCTGGTCTTGGCGCAGTTGCAAAGCTTGCCGAAAAAATTATCGCGCAAGAGAAGCACGTCAAACAACTAGAACTTGAACTAAAAGGTGCGAAAGCCTCGCTTTTGAAGATGACAGATGAAGATCTGCCGTCTGCGATGCAGGAACTCAACCTTTCTACGTTTAGTTTGCACGACGGGTCCAAAGTCACCATAAAGCCTACCTACGGCGCACGCATCAGCAAGGACAACGAGAACAAAGCCTTTGAATGGCTACGTGCTCGCAACGAGGGTGATCTTATTAAGAACACCATCACCTGCCGGTTCAACAAAGAACAGGACAATGAAGCGTCTGCGCTGTTTGCTGACCTGCAAAAGCAACAACTCGATCCCGAACGCAAGGCGGAAATACATAGTGCAACTCTACGCAGTTGGGCTAAGGGCCGCATTGAAGAAGGCAAAGAGATTGATATGGAGCTTTTTGGTGTCTGGGTAGGCCAGCGTGCAGAAATCAAGAGAGGTTGATAATGGCTAGTAAAGAAGTAAGTGAAGAGAAGAACAAGGACGTCGCAGTAGTCGACGCCACCATGTTCGAAGCGGATGCCGGTGTTGGCATGCAGATGGATCAAGACGATCTGGCGTTGCCATTTCTAAAGATTCTGTCTGGCAATGACGAGATCCTAGAGGTCATCGACGCAAAGCCGGGTGACGTGTACAACACGGTCACGGGTGCGATCTACAAGAGCAAGGAAGGCTGCAAAGTCATCCCTTGTCACTATGAGCGTCGGTTTTTGATGTGGGCACCACGGGGCAGTGGCTCTGGCGCACCGCTTCAGAACTACGGCATAGAGGACGAGCGCCCGGAAACTAAGCGTGACGAGAGCGATAACAAAGACTACGTGGTTGGTGGCGAGGGCGAGTACCTTGAAGAAACACACCAGCATTATGTTGTTGTCGTAGAAGACGACGGTACGTTCAGCACTGCGCTGATCCCGATGAAGTCCACGCAACTCAAGAAGAGTCGCAAGTGGAACAGCATGATTGCGTCACGCACCATGCTCAATGCGAAGGGTGAAGCGTTTCAGCCGCCGCGTTTTTCACATGTGTACAAGATGTCCACCATCAAAGAAGAGAACTCCAAGGGTTCTTGGCATGGGTGGAACATCGAACTGGACGGTCAGGTTGGGGACGCGAACGTCTACCGGAGTGCAAAAGCGTTCTATGAATCCATTCGTGGTGGAGAAGTAACGGTCAAGCACACCGCTGACGCTCAACAACCAGAAGGGGATGATCTCCCCTTCTAACCGCTATAGGCAACCCGGTGTCTCAAGGCCCTGCATGCCGTTCTCAACCGCAGGGCCGTCCGGGACCTTGGAATTATAAATGATAGATAAGTTTTCAACGATATTCGATGGATTGCGGCTGGCTTACGGCACGTTCAAGATCGAAGATCGCAACGCAAAAGGCAAAGCCACCGGTAAAGCGATGATCGTCCGTGAAGAGCGGACTGAAGAAACGTGGCAAGCCCACCTTGATGGCACGCAGTCTGTCGGGATCATCCCGATTAACGAAGACAACATGTGCCGCTGGGGCTGCATCGACATAGATGAGTACAACTTCGACCACACCGCACTGATCAACAAGCTCAAGAATCTGAAGCTGCCGCTAGTGGTCTGTAGAAGCAAATCTGGTGGCGCTCACGTCTTTTTGTTTACAACCGACTTCATACCCGCCAAAGACATGCAAGAGGTCTTAACGCGCTTGAGCGTCGGTCTGGGGTACGGTGGCAGCGAGATCTTCCCAAAACAAATTGCATTGAACCTAGATCGTGGTGATGTCGGCAACTTTTTGAACATGCCGTACTTCGACCATGAGAACAGCTTGCGCTACGCGTTCAAGCCAGACAGTAGCGCAGCTACGATAGAAGAGTTCTTCGAACTGGTTGCGGAGAACGTCCAGACACGCGAGCAAGCGTTGGCTTTGATCGTCGAGCAGGACAGTAGCCTGCCGATACAAGACGGTCCGCCGTGCCTACAGACACTGTGCAAAGACGGGATTGGCGAAGGCGCCCGCAACAACGGCCTGTTCAACGTGGGCGTGTACCTACGAAAGGCGTTTCCGGACACATGGGAGTCCGAGATCCTGCAGCACAACATGCAGTTCATTCATCCACCACTGCCCTTGGGCGAGGTCAACTCCGTAGCGAAGCAGTTGTTGCGCAAAGACTACGCCTATAAATGCAAAGACGCCCCGATCAACTCGGTCTGCAACAAAGAACTGTGCATGACGCGTAAGTTTGGGATCGAGGCCGTGGTGTCGGGCGTTCAGATCGCCAACCTACGCAAGTACAACTCCGTACCCCCGGTTTGGTTTCTGGACGTCGAGGGCAAGCCACTGGAGATGGGCACAGACGATCTGTTGAACCAGATGGCGTTTCAGCGGGCATGCGTCGAGCAGCTTAACTTCTACCCACGCACGATGAAGAAGGACATGTGGGAGACACGCATCAACGCCTTACTTACCGAGATGCAAGAAACAGACGGTTCTATCATCGAAGTGTCAGAGGACGTCAGCGTCAACGGCATCTTCAACGAGCACTTGGAAGAGTTTTGTACTGGACACCAAGCGGCTGAAGAGAAAGAACAGATCCTGCTCAAGCGCCCTTGGACAGACGAAGAAAAGAACGAGACATACTTCCGGCTCAAAGATCTGGAAGGGCACCTGCTCAAAGCCAACTTCAAGCATTTCAAGACGCACCAGATTGCACAGCGCCTGCGAGACATCAACGGCGAGGCTACGCAGCTACGGATTCAAAGCAAGGTCGTGCGACTGTGGAAGATCCCAGCGCACAAGGTTACAAAGACGGTCATTCGCGACCCACGGTTCACGGCAGATGAAGAGGTTCCGTTTTGAAGATTGAGAAAGGACTAGATATTCCGTCCAAAGCGGGCTGGGGCCGTTGGGTCAAGCTGGTCAGAGACATGGAAGTCGGCGATAGCATTGAAGTGCCAGACGGCAAAGAACGTAACGCTTTACGCAAAGCGATGGTCGATGCGGGCTACAAGGTCGTACAACGCAAGAACCATAAAGACTCAACAGACGATCAAGTCCTCGTTCGACTGTGGCGGATTAGCTGATGCAGCGCATCTTCGGCCCGCCCGGTACAGGCAAGACAACTACACTGCTCAATTTAGTCGACAAAGCTTTATCTGACGGTGTGCCACCGACACAGATTGCGTTCTTCGCATTCACACGCAAGGCCGCTACTGAGGCAAAAGAGCGGGCTGCCGCACGGTTCAACCTCGATCCAAAGACCGACCTGCCTTTCTTTCGAACCATTCACAGTCTGGCGTTTCATCTGACCGGACTGAAGTCTGAGCAGTTGATGACCGCGCAGCATTATCGCGAGGTCGAGCGCAAGATTGGGATCGCACTGGTCAGCGGTGACGTGCCCATGTACGAAGTCGAAGAAGATCTGAGCAACAGCCTGCGCAAAGAGTCACCGATCTTACGGTTGATTACTCTTTCCCGGCTCAAGAAGTCAGAGCTACAGACCGAGTACAATGCCAGTGATCTGGAATACACATGGCTTGAAGTGGACTACGCAGCACGGGCCTTGGCCCAGTACAAGAAAGAGTTTGGGGTCTACGACTACACAGACATGCTTGAGCTCTTCGCACGCTCTGCCCATGAGGTGTGCCCGTCGTTCAAGCTTTCTATGCTGGACGAAGCGCAGGATCTAAGCCCGCTGCAGTGGGACATTGCCCACGCGATCGATGAAAAGTCAGAGCGCATGTACTGTGCAGGCGATGACGATCAGGCGATCTACAAGTGGTCTGGGGCCGACGTCGATCATTTCATCAACTTGCCCGGAGGCAGCGAGGTGCTAGAGCAAAGCTTTCGTATCCCACGCCTTGTGCATGAAGTGGCTGACCGCATCTC